ATCCAGTGGCTTTTTTTAATGCTTCATGCCAATGCGAATTTTTCATAGCAAACTTTATTGTATTTTCATAATGTGGTTCATTTGGTAAACTGTAATTCAATATACTTAAATTTGGATATTTTTCGTGTATCAAATTTATTAGTCGTTGTGCAAAAAAAGAATTGTAGTTTCTGCCTTCATCACCAGATTTATAATATGAGTTATTTTCCCAATCAACAGAAGATTGCCCTCCTGAAAATTGAACAATAATATAATCTTTTTTTACTTTTCCTTTTTTAAACGTAGTCTTTAATTCATTTGCAACATAATCAGTATACAACTTCGGATGTTCATCACTATCCCAAGTCACACCTAATAAATCTGCATAAGATTGAATTAAATGTTTTTTTCCTTTAACAAAATCTGATTTATATGGTTCAACATAAACTATATCATCAGACTCCTGAATGTATTCATGATCTATGTTTATAGTATTTTGATCTAATACCCATTCGACATTTGGATTTTCTATAAACACTTCTGGATACGGAGTGTATATTCTTATTTTTGCATTATTCTTTTGAACTAACTTTGGAATAAGCGCAGAAAACGCAATACACTTCCCTAAACCACCTTCAACAATATATGTTGTAATCATTCAACGCCCACCCATGTTTTATTTTCTTCATCCCAAACCCATAAGTATTTATCGTCGTCAGGTTTAGGGATTGGTGCCTCCCATAAACAAGTTTCATTATTTAAAGACCAACTTGAATATGGTTGAGGTTCGTAAAATGCATCTAAATTTTTATCATAAATATGACCAATTCCTGCAAAATTTTTACGAAGTGGAATTCCACCACTAAGATGCACTCCACCTTCAGTATTATAACTAGTTTGTACCCATTTATTTTTATCAGATAAAGTGTCAATGTAATCTTGTTCTGCCACGATAACTTGTTTTACAATTCCATTTTCTACTTTAGCAAAATGAGCCATTATATGCACCTCGGTACTAAGCATCCAGACGAAGTAAATGTATGTGATACGCAATTGCCGCTATGACAGCACACCGTTCCACCTAAATATCTCTGTGGCCCTTCATATGCAACAATAACAATACCCGAACCTCCGCGAGCACCTGGCTGTGCGCCTCCGCCTCCTCCACCGCTGCCAGTATTATTAGCTCCTACTGTAGCGCAAACCGACTGCGTGCCCCCAAGACCACCACCAGCCGATGCCGTACTGCGAGGTCTACATCTTGTACCGCCGCCACCGCCACCAGCATATGCTTGAGTGTTTCCAGTTCGAATAGTTGAAGTAAATCCAGCACCACCAGCCCCGCCAGGTGTTCCAGTTTGACCAAGAACAACGCCTTGTCCTGCTCCTCCTCGACCGCCACCACCACCCCCAGCAGAATTTGGTAAAGCTGAAACATTTGATGGATTTCCAGAGCTTATAATATTATAAGAAGTACCAACACCACCATTATACCCTTGCCCAGATGTACCACCGCCAGCATTACATTCTGCTAACCCCACATATGCCCGATGGGCACCTGCTCCCCCACCGCCTGCTCCTCCGCCTAAGCCTCCACGTACATCTCGTATTCCACCACTACCGCCACCAATTGCAGTTAACCCATCAAAGGCTGAATTATTACCACTATTTCCATTTCCTCCAGCAGCACCTATTACTGCATTATATCCGCTAACCCCAAGATTTTTATTAATAATAATAGCTCCTCCTGCTCCGCCACCACCACCAATATTACTACCACCGCCTCCTCCGCCAGCAATAATTATATTAGATATTGGAGTAAGAGCAGAAGCTCCGACTAAGTTACTCATGCTAACGACACCAGAAAATGCTTTAGCTAAGTATCTTCCTGCATCATTTAAAGAAATTTGTTGAGAACTAGATCGTCCTAGCTCTGTATTCATATCCGCAAACGATATTGGTCCAGAAGAAGGAAGAGCCATTACTTATTTTCTCCTTGTGACTTTAACACTCGTACCTCTTCAGTCAATTCTTTGATAGCCTCGACTAATAAAGGTACTAACTTTGCATAATCAACCGTCTTGTAATCTTCACCCGACTTAGATACTAGTTCACCATCCTCGGTTCTTTCCATATCGAACGGTGCTAGTGAAACGATTTCTGGAAGAACACTTTCAACTTCTTGCGCAGAAAGGCCGACCTGTTGCTCTTGGCTATCATAACCAAATGATGCTGCAAGTTCATTATTTGTATAATAAAATCCAGAAAGAGAATTTACCTTTTCAAGTGGTGATTTAATTTTTCCTACTTTATTTTTAAGTCTTTCATCAGAATAAAAAGCCGTTACATTACCAGTTGCAACAATATCGCCAACAACATGAAGTTTTTCTGCTGGCGAACTCGTCCCAATGCCCACGTTGCCTGAGGAGTCGATGCGCATGCGTTCGGCGGCGGTTGTTACAAAATCCATTGAATCTGTGTCATGCCTATAGTTTACTGCACCACGATAATCGCTATCCCCATCCCCAAAACGTATTTGCCCATAACTAGAAGAACCTGATAAAATTTGAACCTCATTTGCGCCATTCCTTTCAAGGATCAAAGATGTTAAGGAGCGATATGTAGCACTGGCAACTTGAGATGCTCTAATGTGTAGCGTTGTTTGAGGCGAACTCGTCCCAATACCTACGTTGCCAGCGGAGGTGATGCGCATACGCTCAGTAGGGGTAGTAGTACTGCCTGTTGCTTTAGTTGCGTCACTTCTAAAACCAATAGACCCATTTTGTGTACTTAAATCAATCCCTGCTGCCGAAGTGGAACCGCTTGTTTCTAAGGACGTCCATGTTCCAGATGTATTTCGATAGCCATTAGCGTACAGCGAAAAGTTAAATGCACCATTTGAACCAATGTAACCATACGGCATATGAATAGAAGAATTTTCACCACTTCCCCAAAAGTCAGAAGGTGTGTTTCTAAATACTCCTACATTACTACTTAATAATGTAGAGCCACTCACATGAAGCTTTTCTGCTGGCGAACTTGTTCCAATACCTACATTGCCTATTGCATTGATGCCACCATTAAATGTAGTAGAACTTGACGTTAGGTCAATTCTTATAGGTACATTATATCGACTAAAGTTTGTTGGAAGCGTATCAGTTCTATGGTTGGCGAGAACTGTTAATGCTTCACCATAAGCACTTCTTTGAAATACTTTAAACGAACATTCAATATCATGTATATTATTTGCTGTAAATTCTAATACTAAGCGAATTTCACCAGTACCATCAATTTCATTTGCCCAAATGTAAGGAACGGCTGCAGAATAGTCAACTTCAGAATATCTTTCATAATGAGAAGACCACGATAAATCTGGTCTAAGATTAGATCTTACGCCTAATCGTATAAAAAGCGTTTCATATGAACCACCCTTTTGTACTTTAACCGTACCTTCAACGTAGTAATTTTGTGAATTTCCAGTAGGAGCAAAAGAAAACAGTTCTAGTGCTTCACCTATATCAAAGTATCCATCATTGTCGCCAACTGCGCTTGATGGGCTTGTTGAAAAATCATATGTCAATACTCTACCAGAAGAGTCAATGTACTTGTCTGCTTCAAATGAACCTGCACCGAGTTTACCAACAACATATGCATTTTGATTAACATCTAAATTGCCAGTTTTTAATACAACACTATTAACACTGCCGCCATCACCAGCAATATAAAATCCATCTTTACTCGCCCAATATCCACTTTTATTTTCACCGTTATTATCAACAAATTTTAAAATTTCAATATCGTTACCAAAACCAATACTTGTAGCAAATCTAGGATTCAAAGAGTGATTCGTAATTGTAGTCGTTGTAACAATAGCTGATCCTTGAATACCATCAACCGTATCAGCATCTAAACCAGATCCGGAGCCATCATTGCCAGAATGCCAGATATTTCCAGAACTTCCAGATAAAATATATTCATTTTCTAAAGTAGCACCGCTATCAACAGAATAAGCAAACCTAAGGTTAGGTTTTGGACTAGATGATGTTGAAACGCTAGTTAATAAGTTCCCACCAGAATATCCATGAAACGTGTAATATTGACCATCACTTCGCCCAAATCTAATTTTATTGCTTGGAGTACTAGAGTTATGAAAAGAATCTAATCCTCCGTTGTTTGTAAGTATACCTGTAAAAGTGTCATTTGCATCAGATCTTAAAAACGATGATCCTTGAATACCATCAACAGTATCAGCATCAAGACTATTTCCCGATCCCTCATCTGCAACCGTAAGTACTCTGCTTCCATTAACTTCAACAGTACCACCAAACTCAGCTAACTTAACTGTACCATCATCAAGAACTTCAATACTTGGAATACCAGAAACGTCATTAACAGAAAAAATGGTTCCGCTTAAATCGTTTGTAATTGAAAACAATTGACCAGCAGAACCTTCAAACGATAGGGTTCCGTTAGATGTTGGATATACACGAGCCGTAATAGTTTGAGGACCAAGCGAAGCATCTGCTCCTTTGAATTCGATCTTAGGATCGTCAGTCTGTCCTCTGTTTGGAGTAATTAGGATGTCTTTATCTGATAATGCCATTTTAGTTGTTCCTGTTTATACTCTATTTATTAAATACCAAAGCGTCCACGAAGGGCATTGAAATTTTGTTGGATTTCTGACGGATTTAATAATCTGTGATATTCTCTGATGATCGATATATCTAATTGTGTGTAGGTGCTATATCTTGCATCATAAGCAATTTTGGCATCAGCATACCTTAGCCTAGATTCTTGTCCAGCGACAACTGATGTAAAAGTTTTATCCAACTTTCCATTTATGTAATGAGCAATTGTGCTATCACTTTGTTTGCCTTGAGCAGCCCAATAAACCCATTCATTTGCACTGATAGTATAATTTGAATAATGGCCTTGTCCGCTATATCTCGAATCATCGTATATTAAATTTAAAGTGCTTTCTCCGTTTACTGCTGGATTAACGTAAGAAACAATATCGTTACCATTTTCTCCACCCCAAATGTGCCCGTTCGGGCTGTACTGTTCTGTTGGTAGAGTTCTGACTTTGAAAATTAATTCAAATGTAAAATCAATAGCACCAGAACTTATAGTCGGAACGTTGTGTGTAGCATATTGATTTGTTCCATTAAAAGAAATAAACCCTACATTAGAATCATAAGTCGGTGAATTTATTAAAGTTGCGTTATAACCATTTCCAGTTACATCGACCCAAGAAGATCCACTTCCAGGATAACTCTTTGGATTGCCTGCATCTAAACACAACACTAATCCATTTGTAACTATTTTAGGTGAATGCGCGAGTGCCATTATATTCCAAACCTCCCACGAAGAGCTTCAAAGTTTTGTTGTATTTCTATTGGACTTAAAACTTTATTCCAAATAATAATTGGACCCATGTATCCAGTCCATTGTCCAAATGTGGTAAATCTAGTACCTATCCTAAAGTTTTTTCCGAGCGTCATATTAATAGGAGCATCATTAACATATTGATTTACTTCAACTCCATTCAAGTATAACTTTGATTCTGTAGTATTGGAAACCACAGTCATGTGATACCATCTATTATCAAAATTTGGACCAGCTGCTAAATAGTCGTCAGTCGTGTTGCCATTAAAGTTATAACCAAGAGCGTGTGTGTATGTAATATTTCTTGATTGATAATTTGATAAAAACCATTGACCACCATCGTTTCTAGCATCACTAAAATAATCAGTACTAGTTTCTTTTCTATAAAACCATATTGTAAAAGTCAATTCTGTTCTAGTTCCTAGGTCTTCTTCACAGTTCATGCCCTTTCCTCCAGCAAAGTCAAAAACTCCACTGTTTATTGAGTTATAAACTGGAAAGTTAGCAGGATTAGGAGTATGCGTTCCACTGCCAGGTTGCCCATTTGCACCTGTAATTAAACCACCTGTTATTATATTTGTACATGTGGTTTGACCTGATGAAAAACACTTAGAGTTTGCAGGATCAATACAAAATATTATATTATCAGTTGCAATTTTTGGATTATAACCAACTGCCATCAGTCAATCTCCACTTGCAACTTATCAACATCAATACGTTCTGCATGAACAATATAAAAACATTTGATTTGTTTTACATATAGGTCATCGTTTCCTACATATACTTTATTATCACGAATATCTTTTACATATAAAGATTGACCTTTACCAATTGCAGTCAATTGAACAGTAATTGAATCAGGATCAACGAGTTTTGTCCAGTATT